GGCGCACATAATCTCGGTCAAGATCGGTACGGAAACGGCGGTCTATCGCGTCGTGGCAAGCAGAACACGCCCACGCACCGAGCAGATCGTCTGCCTTCATGCCCATGCCGCTAACCCCTGATAGGCGTATGTGTGCCAACACAGTCGTTTCGCTGTTGTGATTGCAGATGTCCGGCAAACGCACCGTGCATCCACGCCCTTTTGCTTCATTCCGTAGGTTCATGCAGAGGCTCCGGTAGTGGGCCAATGCCCAGCTCAATGCACTTGTTTTCTATACCGTACAGATATTCTGTGAATTCTTCTTTGGTCATGCGCGATGTACGTTTAAGTGGCCGCAAACGCTTTCTGCCAAACCCCTCTAGTGTCTCCCACCCCCAAATTTCGCCTAACAGCCATTCGTGAATATCCTCTCGCGTGAAACCTCTTAAGCTCTCGCCCGCCGCCTCCATGATCATGGGATAGACCACCCCAAAGAGATACCGCGACTGCTGATTGGTTTTAGGCTTCTTCCACTCGGTTACTTCAACCGACCACACGCGGCGAGGGTCTAACCCTTGCGTCATGCGCGTTACGGCAACCGCTATTTGCTCTGGCGTCGTGCCGTTAGGAAATATGCGCTTCACGCATCCACTCCTTTCCGTACTCCACATCCGTCCAATCGGCAAACCACGGGCCGCCACGGGTGAAGTGAACAGCAATCGGGTTCGGACAATCGTGGCGCGTATACCACCCCTCAAGGTAGTTCCATGTAATTGGTAACTCCCCGATTACGTCATCGGTGAGCCAATTAAAGCGGTGTAGGTACATCCCCGTCTGCGTATTGACCACCTCAGGCGTGAGAGCCTTGACTTGTTCATGCCCACAGTTGATAAACATGAAAGATGACCAGTTTTTCCGTGGATAGAGATGTTGCGTTTTGTTGTCCATCTTGACGGTTTCCGTCGGCCGGTAGTCGTGCTTTACAAGAAAGCACGCTTTTGCCCCGTCGGCGTAGTCCATCAGTCCCGCAATATCCCCCCGAAACAAAAAATCGCAGTCCATAAATACCGCCCAGCCGTTGTATCCGGCGAGATACGGCGTCAGGAACCGGGTAAACGAAAACTCGGTGGACGACAGCGGATCAGTCTCTCGCCAGTAAAGTCCACGCTCCCGAAGTTCTGACTGCACGATGGGTTGTATGTCTACCTCCACGCTGGAGTGCTTGAGGATGCTTTTGCGGCACACCTGATACGCAATGTCCTCGCGGCTGTCATAGCCGATAAATACCTTCATAACCGCTCCTCAAAGTCTATATACCGCCAGCCGAGGTATTCGGGCTTAACGGCGTATACGTCATAATCGTAGCCACGCTCCTTGTCGGTGATGCGCCGCACCACCCAATCGGGAAACGTCGTTGCAACGTCTACCAGCGCCGCTACGGTCATGCTGGCGTTGACGATGTAATAGTAGTCAGGGCGAGGATCGGCAGCATCAAACGACTTCTTGGCGCAGATCGCGGCAGTCTCAAACGGCCACGCCTGATACTGGAATTCATGCTTAATGTGCTTCACTTCTATGCGCTTGCCCGAGGCATAAATGTCGCCCTTGTCGGCAAACTCTGCCCGGTCGGCAAAGTCCTTGGCGATCCGACGTTTGGGCAGCGTCACCGTATGCCCGATGTTGAGGAGATAAGTCGCCACGACAATCTCTGCCGGGCGACTAGCCCTAAACCTCGCCTCAAAGTCAGAAGGGTGTATCAAGGTCATCCCAATTCTTCTCGTTTATCTCGGGCTTTTTCGTGGCTTGGTGCTGTGGCTCGCCTTGCCGCGACAACTTGCCCTCGCCTTTCGGTTCAATCTTAATGCTCATGTACTTATCACCTGTCTTTTGCGAGGACTTGATCCAAGCCGACAGGTTGTAATCCACGTTATTAATCACCGCTGAACCACGGTAGTCAGGCCGCTTTTCATTCCCAGATTTGTCATTACGGAATAAAACGCCTTTCATGTTCGGGTCGTAATCAGGCACGGTTCTGCTCCTTTGCTATTTGAATGTACTTCTTAATGGCTGACCGTTCCTTGGCTGTCATAGCGTCGGCTACGGCGATGTAAAGCTCATGGTCAGCGTTAATTTGTTCGTGAACGCCTAGCACCGCCAAAGCGATGTCTTTTTCCTCGGCGTCTAAATCAAACGCTGCGCGAAACTGCTTAACAAACGAGTCACGTTTGGCGGGGTCTACGTCCTTACCCATGTCACCCCTAGGGTCATTGGTAAAACCCGCCTTAGGAGCCACCTCGTGCGTCTGAGCGTCAGCGTCATTGTCCCCCTCGGTCGGGATGCAGAACGTCTGGAACGCAGCGTACTTGTAAGCGGCTGACATGGCCTTGTTACTGGCCTTATCGCCTGAGTCCATTGCCTCGCCTACTGTCACGACCGTGTGCTTGCTCGCATCCTCGGCGGCTACAAAATCAAACTCTACGGTCAGCGTGACGTAAAACAGCGCGGTGCCTTGGCGGTTCTGGCGCTCAATAACCTGTCGGTCAGTCACGCGGGGCAGGATGCACAGGCCGTGCTTGGACAGCAGCGGCGACAACGCACCGTAAACCTGATCAATGCCACGGAAAGCGTAGCCCTGCGACTGGTTCTTGCTCTCCTTGCTAATGCCAATCTTGGATAGCTCGGCGGTAACCGCCGCAATCTTTTCATAAACCTTCATCTTCTCTCTCCTTCAGTTCTGCTAATGCCTTGTTGCAGGCTTCTATGCGTTCTTGTTCTTCCAGTTCTTGCATCAGTTGGTCTTGGTGATGCCACCAAGTCATGTCGTCATCGTGCATGGCTGGCTCGCTCCTCTGCCGGGGTGCAGCCACCGTCGCCGCACGGGTCGTTGATCGCTGCTATGGCGTATAGCGCCACAATGAGAATGGCTTGGGGTAACCAGCGGCTCACAGGTCGTCTCCCCACGGGCCGTTCTGCTCAGCATCGCGTGTGGCAATTTCCTCAAGTTCAAAGATGGCATCTGCACCGAGGTCGCAAATGTCTAGCTTGATGTCGTGGTTAAGCGATGAGGCGGCCTTGTCGTTGTCAAGGAAGATGCCGATTAGGTCGGCAGCCTCAAGGATGATGCCGCCATCTAGGTCTTGGGTGTACTCCACGCGCACCTCAAACTTGTTGTTGAGGGCGTAGAAGGTGCCGAAGGCGTGAAAGAAATTGTTCTTAAGCATTTCTGTTGCTCCTATTGTGAGGGGCGGCTTATGCCGCCACCTCGTAGATGCCAATAACTTCTGCGGCGGGATCGTAAGGGTATTTTTGTTGTGCAGCGTTGGCGGCTGATCGCAGCGAGGTGTGATACGTCACAACAAATCCGCGATCTTTGATCCAACGAGCGTCAACGCCTGATCCGCTTTTCTCGCCGGTCGCCAAAAACTGTTGGTATCTGAAGTTAGCGCGTTCTGACTTGCGAACTACCGCGTGGGTGTAATCGCTTTTTGTGTTGCGAGTAAATTCGCCAACCGGGGTAGTGACTTTGATCGTTTTCATGTGTTGCTCCTATCTGTGGTAGCCGGTCGTTATTGACCATGTGTGTATCCTGACCAGTTCCAATACCCCTGTCAACAAGTTTTTTAAACAAGGTTGTAAGAGGGTAACCAATAGGGCTATAGTCCACGTTATGGACATCAACCAGGTCATAGCCCATTTCGGCTCAACAACCGCTTTATGCAAGGCTTTGGGGGTATTCCCCCAGCACGTTTCTCATTGGAAAAAGCGGGGTATTCCACGCGCCCGGCAGCACGATATAGAGGCTGTCACGGGCGGCAAATTTGTGGCTGATCGCAGTCATTTGCCGGGGCTGCCAAAGCCCCCAAAAGGCCGCTAATGACGCCAGAAACGACAAACCCCCTTTCGGGGGTTGACGCGGCTAGGGGGTAGCCATACGCTGTGAATGGGTACTAACGCGGGGCAAAGGCTATTCTCGGGGGACTAGCCTGTCAAGTTTCCGCGTTGGGTTTGATTGGAACAACCGGAGACTGTGATGAAATACTACATTCGCCATCTCGGCGACTATGCCCGTGACGCGGGCTATTTAACCACCCTTGAACACGGCGTGTATACGCTGCTCCTTGACTGGGCTTACGCCTCCGAAAAGGGCATCCCAAGGGAAATTGCTTACGACATTTGCAAGGCCAAATCTCGGTCAGAAAAGCGGGCTGTCCAGCGCGTGCTAGAAACATTTTTTTTCTGGGACGGTAAAAACGGCTGGCGTCACAAACGGGTAGAAGCCGAAATTGCCAAGATGAACGAAAAAGCTGAAAAAGCCCGTAAAAGCATCAATGTTCGGTGGGATCGGCAGAAACAAAAGCAGAGCAATGAGGGTATACGAACGTATAACGAACGTAGTACGGATGTAATACAACCCATAACCCATAACCCTAAACGTAGTCCGGTAGCCCGTGTCAGCACCGCCGCTGTGTTTAGCGTGGTCGGTCGGAGGGTAGAGTGATGGGTGACGAATTCACTTATCCCCCGAGCGCCGCGAAGTCCGGCCCGAAGGGACTGCCGGACGAGCGAGTGGCGCGAGCGGTAGAGCGTAGTGCGTCGGGTTGGGATGAAGCCGTGCGTAGTAGCCCGCTGAACCGTCTGCGGTACTATGATGCGTTGCTGGCTCGCACCGCGTTTTCGGGGGACGCGGGCGAGCGGGAGAAAATTAAGATTCGCGTTGCGGAGTTGATCCGCGAAATCGGAGCCTCTGACGTACTGACCGACCCCGGCGTAATCGGGTTAGTCAGGGAGTTGTTTGGCGAGAAAGGCGTATTGAGGCTGAAAGAACGTGCCAATTCCACCGCTAAACAGGTATAGGGCTAACCGGATATGGTGGCAAATATGGCTGACACGCTGCATCAACGAGGCAAGGCGTGAGGTACAAAGCGAGGCGGGATGCGAACGATGGCCTTATTGGCCGGGCGCTACACGCGGCAGGGTTCACCGTCCACGATTACGCCTCAAACGGCGGCGTACCCGATCGTCTCGTCGTACGGAATCTGCCCGACGGAACACCGTGGATATGTTGGGTAGAAATCAAGGTAGAAAAAGGAAAATTACGCCCGAGCCAAGAACGGTTCCAAGCGATATTTGAGCCACGGGGCGAGTTTTACGTCGCCCGTGACCCCGAACAAACCGTCCGAGAACTGATGGAACGGTATATGGCCGCGATTAAGCCGGAGCTTTTGCGCTAACGACTAACCAGAACCCATGCTCAATGCTCTGTAGGTGCGCTATCTCAAACCGCTCACAGAGCTTAGGCAGCCACCAAGACGAGGGCTGCTGGATTAAATGCGCGTTACGGCCATCAGAGAGCGTTTTAAGGGCAGCGCCCGTGTGGATGGTAAAGAACCCCACCCCCGTCGTGATCCGCTGTAAATCGTTTAGGACGGCTTCTAGGTGATTCGGCTCTATGTGTTCCAGAACGTCTATGCAGCACACTAAATCGGCTGACCGTGGCTCACCGTACTCAGGAAACACGGGATCGTAGGCAGAATAAGCAACAAGGACGCGCAGTTTCTCTAACTCCTCGCGCAACCGTTGTTTACCGGCTCCGTAATCGTGTAGCGACTCAAAACGAAACTGACGGATAAGGTCAGCCACGATGGGTGCAAAGCCGATAGAGGCCACCCCGTACTTAGGATTTTCGTGGAGGCGTTGTTGTTCGGTGAGATATTCAGCGGAAATCATGGTAGACCTTCCATTGTGGTGGTGATCGGTGTACCCTCGTAAAGAGCCGATAAATAGGTGATTCATGGCTAAACACGAAGATGCAGGTGTTTTTGTTTCGGCGCTGCTTCACAGCAGTACGGTGGCGCATTTTCTGCATTTGTCCACCAAATCATACGCTGAACACAAAGCCCTCGGCCACTTTTACGAAGACATCCTAGATTTAGCCGACAAGTGGGCCGAAACTTATCAGGGTCACTACGGCCTAATCCCGCTCACCGCCTACCTTGACGACTTCAAGGTGCAAAAGGACGCTAAGGCGTATATCAGCGGATTGTTAAGTTTTGCCAAGGGTTCGCGCGACACGCTCCCCGACGACCCCGACTTGCAGAACATCCACGACGAGATCGTGGGCCTAATCGCCTCCACGCTGTATAAGCTGACCAACCTTTCCTGACATGGCCGCCAAGCGTAATCGGATTGCCGCCGCATTAGCTTACGTTGACGAGAAGGCAAAGCGGCTAACGAGCCTAGATCAGCCTAAAGAGTCTGACGCCGTGGACATGGCGCTAGAGATGGGCGGTAGTTTTATCCCCGGCGTAGGCCAAGCCCTTGCTGCCCGCGACTTTGAACGCGCCCGCCGAGCCGATGACGAGGCCGGTATGGCAATGGCCGCTGCATCTGCTGTGCCGGTAGGCCGGTTGATTGGCGCGTTAAAAGGCTTTGACCCCGTGATGCGCGAAATTGACGTTGATCATGGCAACCCACGACAGATCGTTGATAAATTTAATAAATTAGGCGAAGAAGAAACAAAGTTTGTAAACAAACGCCTAGAAAAAGAATCGGGTGCGGGCAATTACGAAACATTTCAAACGGCTCAATCGCTTGATGACATTGACGTAGATTTCAGCCCCGTCGCATTACGAGCAAAGGCAGAATTGCTCAAGCAACTAGGTCAAGAGGTTGGGTTAAAAACGTCAGTTGAAGGCTCAAATTTAAGCGCATCGCAATATGTAAAGTTTTATAAAGAATTAGATGATGGCGAAATTGACTTCAAGGTGAGAATTTCAGATCATCCCGATGTGTCAAAAAACAGTCCTTATTGGGAAGATAAGGCTTTTGATTTGAACCCCGACAGCGGTACGTCAATTAGCGAAGTTGCCGAGTTACTAAAAAACGAACAAGCCCTCAAAAAGAAAGTGAGGCCGTTTTGATATGCCTAGCACATCTGACAGAGTTAGACTGTTCCACCTGTGATCTAAAGTAGACCTAAACAGATGGCAAAGGGTAAGAAAACAGGCGGTAGGCAAGCGGGTACGCCTAATAAGTCCACACAGGCCGCCAGAGAGGCCATTGCAGCGTTTGTGGACGGCAACGCAGACAGACTCCAAGGGTGGCTAGACGAAATCGCAGCAGAGAAGGGAGCGCAGGCTGCCTTTGACGCCTTTAGCACTCTGCTGGAATACCACGTTCCCAAACTCGCCCGCCAAGAAATCACAGGTAAGGACAACGGCCCGGTCAAGGTACAGATCGGATGGATGGCTCCCGAATAATCCTGCCCTATCGCCCACGCAAGGCGTTCATGCCGTTCCATGAGCGCACGAAACGCTGGGCCTGCCTTGTAGCTCATCGCAGAGCAGGTAAGACGGTTGCCGCCGTCAACGACATGATCCGCGCTGCTGCGATGTATCAAAGGCCATATGGCTTGTTTGCTTACGTCGCACCGTACCGATCCCAGGCCAAGGCCGTAGCCTGGCAATACTTCAAGGACGGCGCACACCCGATCATCCAATCGGTCAACGAGCAGGAACTGACCATCACGCTCATCAACGGTAGCCAGATCCGCTTGTTCGGAGCTGACAACGCAGATGCGATGCGCGGAATGGGCTACTCGGGGGTATACGCTGATGAATATGGAGACTGGAAACCGAGCGTTTGGGGTAACGTAATTCGCCCAGCTTTGAGTGATAAAAACGGATGGTGCGTTTTCGGGGGTACTCCGAAGGGGCGCAACCAGTTCTACGACATTTTCCAATTAGCCACTCGTCTCCCTAGCGAGTGGTTCCTGTTGCGCCTTCCCGCCTCAACCAGCGGGCTTCTCCCTGCGACAGAGCTAGCCGCAGCAAAGGCGCAGTTAGCCGAGGATCAGTATCTACAGGAGTACGAGTGCAGCTTTGAGGCTGCGATCCTCGGTGCTTTTTACGGCAAAGAGATGCGCGAGGCAGCCGACCAAGGCCGCATCACCAACGTGCCGTACGACCCGAATCTACCAACCTATACCGCATGGGACTTGGGCTACCGAGACGATACGGCGATATGGTTCTACCAAGTCGCCCGTGGGGAAATCCGCGTCATAGACTTCTACGCCGTCTCGGGCGCCAACATCCACAGCATTGCCGAGGTCGTGACAGGCAAGCCTTATCGCTACGCCAAGCACTTCCTTCCGCATGACGCGAGAGCCAAGAGCTTGCAGACCGGCAAGAGCATCGTGGAGCAGTTAGCCGCACAACTAGACATCGCCAAACTCGCTGTAGTTCCCGACATCGGCGTGCAGAACGGTATCCAAGCGGTACGCATGATGCTGCCGCGTGTGTGGTTTGACGCCGAGCGCTGTGGCGACGGCATAGAGGCGCTACGCCAGTACCAACGCGAATACGACGAGGACAAGAAAGCCTACCGAGCATCGCCGCGCCACGATTGGACGTCACACCCTAGTGACGCCTTCCGTATGGTTGCGGTATCATGGAGTGAGGTCGCTGACAAGCCCCCAGCGCCAGAAGCTAAACCGCTGATTGTGGGGCCAGAGAACACGGTGACACTTAACGATATGTGGGCTGTGCATGACCGCACGCCTAGTAAGAGGGCCAGAATATGAATCCGGTTTCCGAATCACAGAACTACCGAAACATCACCTCCACGACGACCCTGTACACGGGAACGGGCGGTCTGCTCGGTATTTTCGTCTCGTCTGCCTCCAGCACCCCGACCATTACGGTTTCGGACGGAGCCAGTACGATGATCGCGCAGTTCACGCCGGTTGCAGCGACGTTCTACCCGCTGCCGGGACGTTTTAACACCTCGCTAGTCGTCACGATTGGCGGCACGGTCAACTGCACGGTTTTCTGGACTTAAAGCCATGCTCGCCACTTGGGGGTGCAGCACGTTCCCAAAACCCACGCTGTCGTTAGACTTTGCGGGGGCGACTAGCCTTGATTCCCGAGTGACCTTCTCTCGCGGCAGTCAGGCAACGCTGTTTGACTCCACGGGTACGCTGAAGTACGCGAAGCATAATCTGCTGTTGCAGTCTCAAAACTTTGCTACCACTTGGTCAGCAAACAACGTATCCGTTTCAACAGACTCCACTTCTGCTCCTGACGGGACAACCACCGCAGACACATTGAATGACGGAGTTGTTGCCGCTGCATCTCACTCATTAATTCAGACTCCAACGATTGGAGTATCAACAACTTACGTTGCAAGTTTTTTTGCAAAAAATGTTGATCGTAGATATGTTGGATTTGCAATTTCAACGACATCATCCAACAACTACGGAACAGTAGAGTTTGATTTGAATGGCGCAGGCGCGGTTAGCAGAACAGCCGTTCTTGGGACTGGCTTTGCCATTGTCTCGTCGTCAATTACAAGCGTGGGAGATGGCTGGTTTAGATGTGTTGCCACCATTACAACCGGAACTGCTGCTGTAACTGACGGTAGAACAACTCTTTACTTATCGGATGGTGCTGGCGCATTTGATTCCAGAGGCCGAGCAACATATTCAGGTGCAAATGCAAGCATTTACGCTTGGGGCGCTCAATTTAACCTCGCCAACATGGAAGGCGGCGTTACCTCGTCGCTGACGACGTATTACCCGACGACGACTGCGGCCTACTACGCCCCTCGCTTTGACTACAACCCCTCTACGCTACAGCCGCTCGGCTTGCTCATTGAGGAGCAACGGACGAATAGTTTCCCCAATAGCAACGACTTTTCTAACGCGACTTACTGGACGGTTTACGGTACTGCAGTTGCTACAGCCGGAGCAGCGACGGGGCCTGATGGTTTAACGTCTGCATCAAACTTGGCTGGTGCAACCGACACCACGTTGAGCGGAAACAACATAGAAGAATCTGTCAGCATTTCTGCCTCAACTGCCTACACATTTTCTGTTTTCGTTAAATCAAATGGCGGTACGGAAGTTGTTTTACGACTGCGTGACTCAACGGGCGGATCAACTTCTACTGCTACGTTGACAGTCACCTCCGCATGGCAATGCATATCGCTGACCAGAACGATGGCTGTTGGCGCAACTTCGGTTCGCTGCATTATTGGGCAGACGAACGGAAACATTTTAATTTACGGCGCACAACTAGAAGCCGGTGCTTTTGCAACGTCCTACATCCCGACCACAACCACCGCCCTGACTCGCAACGCAGATGTGGCGACGATGACGGGGACAAATTTCTCGTCGTGGTACAACACAAGTGAAGGGACGCTGTTTGCTCAGTTTTTACGCACGGCCCCAACGAACTCGTCGCAAGCGCGTGTATTTAGTTTGAGCGTTGGAGCAAACACGGGGTTAATTGAACTCTATCAAGTGAATGTGACTGACCCGGCCGCGCAAATTATCAATACAGCAACTCAAGCCCAATGGCTTACAAGTGGATACGTTGTGGGCGCGCCAATACGTCAAGCCTTAGCCTACAAATTAAACGACTCTAATGCGTCTTTTAATGGCAGCGCAGAAACGCCCGATACCGTTTGCACAATACCAAGCGTCACACAAGCAAATATCGGCAACCGACAAGACTTGGTACGAGCATTAAACGGATATGTGCAACGCCTTTCGTATTACCCCACGCGCCTACCTAACAGCACTTTGCAGGCACTCACGGCATGAACGACTACTACCTCAAAGCAGCCGACGCCACAGCCCTGTACGACGTATTAGAGGCGGCAGGCGTTGTGACCGAGGGCGACCAAGGCTGGCACGTTACGGACGGCCATAAGTACGCTCTAGATGTGATCGGCGCGATCTACAAGCCGACCGGCAAGGTATTGCAGACCGACGACGGCGAAGTGCCGGAGATGAAACCAGTTGACGGTTTCCACGCTAATGTGCGTGTCATTAACATGAGCGATTTTGATGTTAATAAAATCGCAGAAATCTTACTTGAGCCACCGGCAAACCCGGTGAGGGGTTGGGCATGAACAGAAAACCCGGTTTGTACGCCAATATACTTGCTAAACAGGAGCGCATAAAAGCAGGCTCCGGTGAGCGAATGAAGCGTTCTGGTGAGGAAGGGCGCCCGACCGCTGCTGACTTCAAGCAAGCTGCTAAAACCGCTAAACCAAAAAACAAAGGTTACGCATGAGCGCAGCGTGGACACGCAAGGCTGGACAGAACCCACGCGGCGGTTTGAACGCCAAGGGTCGTGCCAGCTACAAGGCCGAGACGGGTGGCACCCTCAAGCCGCCGGTCAAGAAAGGCGACAATCCGCGCCGCGCATCGTTTTTAGCCCGCATGGGCAACATGGCTGGCCCGATGGAAAAGAACGGGGAGCCGACACGCCTTGCGCTTGCCCTCCGCGCATGGGGAGCGAGCAGCAAAGAGGACGCCCGCGCCAAGGCCAAGGCCATTAGCGCCCGCAACAAAGGGAAAGACTGATGGAACAGATGACGCAACCAGAATTGGATAAGTACCTCAAGATCGTTGGTGCTTATGACAACGAGTTTGCCAAGTGGACGGCTCGCACCAAGAAGATCATCAAGCGTTACCGCGACGACACCCGTGGTCAAAGCCTGACGGAATCGGCCAAGTTCAACATCCTTTGGTCAAACATCCAGACACTCAAGCCAGCGGTGTATTCCAAGCTCCCGAAGGCCGACATCAGCCGCCGCTTTGGCGACAATGACCCCGTGGGCCGCGTGGCAGGGCAACTGCTAGAGCGCGCCATTGACTTTGAAATTGAGCATTACGCCGATTACCGCTCCACGATGACGTATTGCGTAGAGGATCGGTTTTTGGGTGGTCGTGGCACCGCATGGGTGCGCTACGAACCGCATACCGCCCCGATTGGCATTGCCGACGATGGCGTGTCCATCACCTCCAACATTGAGCAGGGCGAGGGTGCGCCGCCCCCGATGGAGCGCATTGAATATGAGTGCGCTCCGGTGGATTACGTTCATTGGCGCGATTTCGGCCACTCACAAGCCCGCACATGGGAAGAAGTCACTTGCGTATGGCGCTGGGTGTACATGACCCGTGAGGCGCTTGTGGAACGTTTTGGCGAGGAAACCGCCCGACGCATCCCGCTTGACCAAGGCCCAGAGCCGCTAAACGCCTACAACGAATCCAAGCGCAGTTATAACCGCGCCAAGATTTGTGAACTGTGGGACAAGGAAAGCGAAAAGGTTTATTGGTTCTCCAAGGGGCTGCCGCAGTTTATTGATGTGCGCGACGATCCGTTGGGTCTGGAAGGGTTCTTCCCGTGCGCCAAGCCGCTGTATTCCACAACGACTAGCGACACGCTGGTTCCCGTCCCCGATTTTGTCCTGTACCAAGATCAGGCAATGGAGTTGGACATCCTGTCCGACCGCATTGACGGCTTGGTCAAGGCTTTGCGCGTCCGAGGCGTATACGACGCAAGCCAACCGGCATTGCAGCGCCTCTTAACCGAAGGTGACAACAATGCTCTTATTCCAGTTGATAAGTGGATGGCTTTCAGCGAAAAGGGAGGACTTAAAGGCAGCATTGACCTCCTCCCGCTGGACACGCTGGCTAATGCCCTCCTCCAATGCTACCGAGCAAGAGAGGACATCAAGTCCCAAATCTACGAAATCACGGGCATCTCGGACATCATCCGAGGCGCGTCGTTCGCCTCCGAAACCGCAACCGCGCAGCAAATAAAGGGGCAGTACGCCAACCTCCGCTTGCGTTCTATGCAAGAGGATGTAGCGCTGTTCGCCTCGGAGTTGATTCGCCTCAAGGCGCAGGTCATGTGCTTGCACTACCAGCCCGAGACGATTTTGGCCTACGCCGCCGCCCAGCAGATGACGCCAGCGGATCAACAGTTGATCCCGCAAGCGTTGGAACTGCTGCGCGACAAGCCGCTGCGTAACTTCCGCGTGGACATCGCCGCCGACAGCCTCGTCCAGATTGACGAAGCGCAGATGAAGCAAGACCGTTTGCAGTTCTTGCAGGCATTTGGCGGCTTCCTTGCCCAAGCGCTGCCGGTCGGTCAAGCATCGCCCGAGATGGTGCCGATGATGATGGAACTGATGCGCTTTGGTATGCAGGCGTTTAAGGCCGCACGCCCGATTGAGGGTCAGATTGACCAGACGTTGCAGCAGTTGGCGCAAGCGGCGTCCCAACGCGGCCCTGATGGCGCAGAGCAGATGCAGCAAGCGGCCATGCAGCAGCGCGGGCAAATGGAAGCGTCCAAGATGCAAATGGAATCGGCGCTTACGCAAGCCAAGATGCAACACGAATTGCAGATGGAACAAATCCGTCAGCAAGCCAAAATGGCGATGGAGCAGCAGAAAATGGACTTTGAGGCACGCCTCAAGGCCGCTGAACTGCAACAGAAGCAGATGGCAGATCGTTACAAGGCCGATATGGACGCCCAAACCAAGCTCATCATCGCGCAGATGGGCAAAACCATGACAACTTCACCGTTTGAGCAATGAAACGCACCTACGTCTATATAGATGGCGAGTTTGTGGAGCGCAAGAAAGACTCCAAGGGCCGCTATCACTATGTCCAAGGCGACATTCAGCCTTACAAGAGCATGGTTGACGGCTCCATGATCACCTCGCGTTCTATGCACCGCCGACACCTTAAGGCGCACAACTGCATAGAAGTCGGTAACGAAGACCCGACGAAGCACGCGCCCAAGCGCACCGAAGACAAATCGCGCCTAGAACGCTTGAAATACGAAGTGAACAAGCGTTTTACGAACGAACAGGCAGACCGCCTAATCCGACAGATACGGCAAGAGATGAATTTCACCAATCCCCACAGGAGAGGCTAACGTGACCGACCAGATTGATAACGCTGAAGCCCCACAGGCCGAGGTAACTGACCGCCGAGCGCTGATTGAGCAAAGTTTGGAGGCGGTGGAGCGCGGTGAACCCGCCGAATCCGTCACCCGCGACACTAGCGGGCGTTTTGCGTCTGCAAAAACCGAGCAACCCGCCGAAGAAGCGCAAACAGAGGAAGAACCGCCGGTATGGCGTCGTCCTCCGGCGTCGTGGAAGAAGGACTATCACGAAATCTGGCAGAAAGCCGACCCAAAGATGCAGGAATACGCTTGGCAGCGCGAGGAGCAGATGCGCCGAGGCGTAGAGCCGCTGCTGTCCAAGGCACAATTTGCCGATACGATGCAGGAAGTGTTGCAGCCGTACATGACGACGCTGCAAGGCTTGGGATTGACGCCCGAAAAAGCGGTTTCTGCATTGATGGAAGCCGATCACAAGCTCCGCAACAGCGACCCGCAGACCCGACTCGCTTATTTTCAGCAACTCGCGCAGTCATACGGTATCAACCTTGGCGCGATGCAAGCACAAGGCGGTCAAGCACCGCAAACTTCCACCAACTCGGTTGACCCGCTTGTGTGGCAACTGCAAAACGAACTGAATCAAGTTCGTGGCGAGGTGATGGGGTGGAAACAACAACAGGAAATGATGGAAAATCAAACCCTGTTAAATGAAATCAACCAATTTAGTCTAAAGGCCGAGCATTTTGAGGACGCCCGACCGGCCATGATTCAACTCCTACAGAGTGGCATGGCAGAAACGCTGGACGAAGCCTATGAAAAGGCCATTAGACTAGATTCCAACTTGTTTGAGCAGGTCAGTAAGGCTAAACAAGCCGAGACTGTTGCAAAGCAAGCGCAAGTGATGAACAAGGCTGCAAAAACAGCCAGAGCAGCAGCGGTGAGTGTCAGAAGCGCCACACCCGGCGCGAACACGGCTCCCAAGGCAGCGACCCGTCGCGCACTTTTAGAGGACGCTATGTCCGATCTGGAAGCGCGTTTTTAATTAACTGATATAGGAGTATTTCAATGGCATTTGCCAACTCTAGTATCAGCGACATCATCGCTACTACGATTCAGAGCCGTAGCGGCGAACTCGCTGATAACGTGACGAACAACAACGCCCTTCTGCGGCGTTTGCGTGACCGAGGAAACGTGAAGACGTTCTCGGGCGGTAACGTGATTTTGCAAGAAATCATGTACACCGATGCGACGACCAACAACACCAACTCGTACAGCGGCTACGAAGTGTTGAACGTGGGACAGAACAGCCCGATTTCGGCTGCCCAGTTCAGCATCAAGCAGTACGCTGCTGCGGTGACCATCTCGGGTCTGGAGATGATCCAGAACTCGGGCAAGGAGGCCATCATTGACCTTCTTGACGGTCGTATGGAAGTTGCTGAGGCGCAGCTTGCCAACCGCATCAGCGGCGACCTGTACGGCGACGGCACGGGCAACGCGGGTAAGAACCTTGACGGTCTTGCCGTGGCGGTGCCGGATGCCCCGACCGTGGGAACCTACGGCGGCATCAACCGCGCCGTGTGGAGCTTCTGGCAGTCGGTTGCCTACTCGGGTGTCACCAACGGTGGCGCTGCGGTGTCGGCTGCCAACATCCAGCAGTACATGGACGCTGTTGCTGTTCAGTTGATTCGTGGTACGGATAAGCCCGACCTGATCGTTGCTGACAACAACTACTACCGCTTGTACCTCCAGAGCTTGCAGAGCATCCAGCGCATCACCGACTCGGGTTCGGGTATGGCGGGTGCTGGCTTTGCGGCCCTCAAGTACTACGGTGCCGGTATGGCGTCTGACGTCGTGCTGGACGGTGGTATCGGTGCCTCGTCGTATAACAGCGGCTCGGGCAACGGGAAACAACTGTGGTTCCTCCACACCAACTACC